GCACCGCCTGGTAGACCTCCATTGGAATGATGGCTTCGTGGGTGTTCTCCACGAAATACTGCGGCAGCTCCCCGCGGTTGATCCTGCTTTTCTTGCTGATGGGGTCTGCCACATATTCCTTCTGGAACAGAAGGTTGCCCGTATAAGTGATATTTCCGAGGATCTGCCGTATGGAAGTGTTACCGAAATGCTGTCCCTTATAGGATTTTACACCCATCTCGGCAAGCTGCTTTTCTGTGGTCTCCGCCGACAAACCGTTCATGTAATTGTCGTAGATGAGCCGAACGATTTTTGCCTCCTCCTCATGGATGACCAGATGATCGCCCTCCCAGCGGTACCCATAAATTTGAAAGCGGCCGTTGGGGATACCTTTTTCAAATCGTTTCCGGGTACCCCATTTGACGTTGTCCGACAGGCTGCGTATTTCTTCCTGAGCAAAGGATGCTAAGAGGGTCAGCATCAACTCGCCGTCCTCGGTGAGGGAGTCGATGCGCTCCTTTTCAAACTGGACGGAAACGCCCAGCTCCTTGAGCCTGCGCACCGTATTCAACAGGTCAACGGTATTGCGCGCGAAACGGGAAATGCTCTTTGTCAGAACAATGTCGATTTTTCCGGCTTCGCAGTCGGCAATCATCCGATTGAACTCTTCACGGGCTTCGGCTTTGGTGCCGGTTATCCCGTTGTCGGCATATACGCCCACATACTCCCAGGCAGGATTGCTCTGAATCAAACTGCTGTAAAAGCTGACCTGTGCCGAAAGGGAGTGCTGCAGCCGCTCGGACTCCATTGAGACTCTTGCGTAGGCAGCGACCCTTTTGCGGTGCGGTATCTGCGGTGTTTTCGCTTCGATTTTATTTACAATCCGCATGAAATCACTCCTTTCCGACACTATATATCACTCTGAAAGCCGATTATATCAAGTCATTTTCCGATAATAATGTACCCAAAGATGGCGAAAACTCAGCCCTCAGATTTGTATCAATTACGGCATATTCCTCCTCGCTCAGAAGCCCCTTTTCTCGGAGATTCTTTGCGATGGAGAGGGCGGCAAGGTAGCTCATTTCAGAACGGAATTTGTCCTCACTCATGCCCGTCACCGCCTTTGTAGCGGTCTGCGATATAGCAGGCGTGAGAGCAGTATTTTCTTTTTGCATTGCCATAGGCAGTGAAGGGCTTTCCGCAGTGAGCGCAGGTGAAGTGGTATACGGCTCTGCGGTTGACCTTTTCCGGGTGTGCATTCCACCAGGCAGTACGGCAGTTATCCGAGCAGAACTTGACTCGCTTTCTTCCGGGAGTCTGCGTAAGCAAAGCGCCGCACTGCAGGCAGAATCCGGCGTCCAGTTCAATGCGGCTGTTATCCGCAGCCTTTGTGCCGGTCAGCCCCATCTTCCGGCAGAATGCGACAACGGTATCTTTCTTCAGTCCCACCGCCTTGGCGATGGTGGCGTATCCATATCCCTGTGAGCGTAGGGCGGTAATCTGTTCTTTTTGCTGATTTGTCATTGTGGCTCCTCCGTTCCGAGGGTTTCCCTCAATGACCCATCTGGACAAGGTAGCCCGTTTTGGCCGAAAAAAATACGCCCACCGAACCGTTATGGTAGGGTGGGCTTTCAGCAGGTTAAGTTATTTAATTTTGGCTGCGTAGTCAAGCGAGATCCAACCTGCGCCGCTCTTCAAGCGTCCCCAGCCCGCTGTGGAGCCCTTGCCGGACTTCACCTCAACGATGGTGAATACCCCTTTTCCGGTAAACTTACCGGTCTTGGCGTAGTCTGTTCCCGGTCCTTTTCGGATATTGAGGTCGGAGATGCTGACCTTTACGAGGAACGGAACCTCTGCGGCTATTGTTTTCGATGTATAGATGTTTACACCGTTTACATCAAACACACTATATCCCGGATTGGCATCAGCGCACTTCTTGGCGTTGGAGAGGATCTTGTATGCGCCTTTCTGCGACTTGCTGTCAGACCAGGTCTTGCGGACACGGTAAAGCTGCGTGGTTACAGTAGGAGTATCAGCTGAACCGCCAAGCTGTGCCGTGACCTTTTCCGCCAGATCGCCCATCCTGGCATACATCCAGTTTCCGGGGCAGGACTTGTTGGCAAACCAGCGATGCACCGTCAGCACCATCTCATCGGACTTCGACTCATAAGAGAGCGTCTTGTCCTTATCGCCAAGCCACAGGAGCTTTTTCTTGCCGTTTCTCTTGCAGATGTCTACGCAAAGGGTGATCAGCTTCTGGTAGACCACATCCTTAAAGGCATACGGCTCTGTGGTGTCGGATGCGCATTCGATGGTGATGGCCCGCTGATCGTTGGCGCTGGAAGAGGAACACCAGGAGCGGTTTTTCTCCTCCACATACATACCTACACGGCCATCAACGCCGATGCCGTAGTTGCAGCTTGCCTGTCTGGAAGTCGGCAGAAAGATACTGCCGAGTGTTTCCACCGAGCATTGCCCCACCACACAGTGGGGCGTGATACGGTCGATGGAGTGCGTCCTCTGCCCGGAGTGGTTGGGGCTGAGTTTTGTGTAAGATACCAGTGAACTGTTTGTGTAAGCCATAATCATTCGTCCTCCTTTTCGTTTTCCGCTCTGTCATGGAGCTGCTCCAATACTGCTTTCAGCTTTTCCGGGATGGGCAGTCCAAGGTGTGCGGCGTTCTCAATAATGCTCACGCCCTCGTTGGACAGATAAAAGAAGATCACTGCCGTGCGCAGTACAGAGCCTGTTCCAATGACCTGCACGTCCAGGATGTGGGCGATCCCCACCAGCAGGAAGATCAGCACCTTGCGGCAGATACCCTTGAATCCCACCTGGCTGTTGAGCTTCTTGTCAGATACGGCACACATTACGCCCGTGATGTAGTCCGCCACCGCAAACACCACCAGGGCGATGAGCAGCCCATCGTTGCCGCCAAGGAAGTAGCCAAGCCACCCTCCCACAGCGGTGAACACCATCTGAATCACATTCCAAAATTCCTTCATGTTGGTAACCTCCGTTTCTCTTGGTTTTGTGTATGAAAAAAGCGGCCGCTCCGAAAAGTAGTCGCTGATTCCCAAAAGATTAAATTGTCAAATCTGTTTCGGCAGCCATTCCCACAGCCGCATATCCTCCTGACCCAAAGACCACATACACATCCCCCGGAGCTTCCAGCGGTACGCCGCCTGGTTCGCCCAATAGACCAGGGAATCCACGTCCTGGTAGTAGAGGATAGAAAAGCCGTCCGCATCTCCAAGAAACAGCCGGGAGATCCAGATGTTGATGTCCTTTGGTATGATCCTTGCCGTGTAGTTCCCGCCGCAGGAAATCTCTAAAAGGTCGGAATGGAAGAAGTCATAATCCAGGGAAATGTCTTCGCTCCGGGTGGAGGTTTCCTCCACATCGGAGGTCAGCGTGAACACCTGGAACTCCTCATCCCAGGTACAGTTGAAACGGCTGATCCTGCCGTAGCTTTTGAAGCTGCCGTCCGGCATCTCCACATCAAACCGCTCATACGGCTCGTAGGTCCAGGCATCCCCCAGCCGCAGCAGTTCACAGACCGTGGTGTTGTCCGAGCGGTACCCGGCATAGCCCCCGGAAAAACCGCTGGCTGTCGCCGTAAAGCGCAGGGTGTAGGAAGAACCGGAATACACCCGCACCCGGTTTCCACGGACACGCATCTCCACCGTGTACATGGAGGGATTGACCCGCAAATCCGCCGATGAAGTCCTTGCGATCTCCTGGCTGTAGCTGCTAAGGAGCGTGGAACCGTTGTACAGTTCTACCGCCTGGGTGTCGTAGTTTAAGCAGCAGAACAGGCTGCCGCAGAACACACCGGCCCGTCCGCTCCCATTTGCCGGGAAAGCCAGCCTGGCCCGCAGATGCAGTTCCGAAAAGCCGTCATACTGCCACGCAAGCTCCCCATGCCCTTCCAGCTGGGAGTAGACACGCTCCATCGAATATTCATCCGACCGCCACACCTCGAAGGAGCCGGAGCGCACCGTCCAGTAATCCGTCTCCAGCACGCCGTAATCCTGGAAGTCCTCATACCATACAAGCGCCGAGTCCGGCTTCCTGCGGAGCATCTCCAGCGTCAGCTTGAAGCCTTTGTCAGGGACAGCCATATTGCCGTCCACATCCTTAAAGCTCCTGGGCGCAAGGGCGAAAGTGGCCTCCCCGGCGGTAGGTTCCTCGGAAAAAGCCGAGCAGACCCGGAAGCCGTAAAACTGGACGCCTTTGGCATCCACTGAAATGGTAATGGTGTGTGTCCCGGCCGAAAGCGTTACGCCGCTTGCGAGGGACGCCCAGAAGGTACTCCGCCAGTGCGGCCACCACAGGCGGCTTTCCGTGAAGTGCTTTGTGCTACCGTCCAGCGCCGCATAGATGCCGTTCTTGTCCCAGAAGGGGTAGCAGAGCCGCACCGCCACATCGTAAGTTCCCGCCGTGTTCACGGAAAAGCTGTAGGTCACCGAGCCGTTATCGCCCAGGGTTGCGATACCGTTTTCAATGGAGACAATGCCGGACGCGCTGGAGTAGCCGTCAGCGTCCCGGTCGATGAAAATAGTTCCGAACTCGGTTTTCTGCTCCTTGCCGTAGGCAGTTAGGTAGCGCCTGCGGTTGTATGTGTCCGCAAGCTGAGGGTACTCGCGGGAAACGGCGTCCGCTCCTTCCATGTAATCGTAGACATGGGGAAAGGCGTAAGGCACCTTGTCATAATCATCCCAATAGGCCACGATAGGGAGAAAGGGCTGGGGCGGCGCGTCACCTGTGAAGTTGTACGCTCCCGTCATCCAGTACCTTGCGGCGTAGTAGGTGTTGGAAACGCCCCGGTAGGTCTCGCCCAGGTTCTCCGGCGTATCGTAAATCTGCCAGTTCCACCCGTAGGCGGGCATACCGAGGAAGATCTTATCCGGGTCCATGACCTTCGTGGCGTAGTCGTAGATGCCCTCCAGCCAGCTTCTTGGGGAAACCGGTCCCGGTGCGGAGCCTGCCCATGCCATGCCGTAGGACATGATGGATGCGGTATCGCAGTAAGCGTTTAAGTCGCCGTAAACACACCAGTTCTCGCCGCCCACCGAGCCGTTTACCGAGGTCATCCCCGGCAGGCAGATGTTCATGTGCTTTGCAGGGTCATAGTCTTTCACCGTATTGTAGATGTTGCGGAACATCGCCGTGGACTCCGTATGGGTGGAATAGCCGTCCCCACGTTCCAGGTCGATGTCAATGCCGTCACACCAGGGATATTTCTCCATGATGCGGACGATCTCCGAGAGAAACCTGTCCTGCGCCCCGTCCGTGTTATCCCGCAGGGCGCGGAAGATGCTGTTTGCGCCATCGTTTGCCACGGTCAAAAGCCACTTGATATGGGGCCATTTATTGATGTAGGTGAGCATATCCGAGATCGCCACGCCGCTTTCATAGATCTCTCCGGTCGCTCTTACCTTAAAGGAGAACAGCCCGATCTGGCTGATGCGGTCGCCGTAGTCCCGGAGGGCTTCGTACATCCGGGCATTGCCCATGAACGTCCATACCATGATCTGTTTGCCTTTCAGTGTGTCCATCAGATCGGCTCACCTCCATCCTGCATTTCCTGCATCTCAAACAGCACCCGCGCCGTTTTCCCTTCCGGGAGCGTCACCTTATGCTTGGAATCCCAGGCGGCGCTGTACTGGTAAAAGCCCTCTTTTTTCTCCGGGCTGCCGTTCTTCGTACACTGCCGAGTAGAAGCCAGCAGGGCGAGATCCGCTTCGGCTGGGACGGCGTTAGGGAAGGATACCTTCTGGCCGCCCACGCCCTGGCAGAGGGAAACCGCCCCAGCTTCCAAGTCGGACTTCGGATAGATATGCACATCCAGCCCAGCGGAGGTCTCCCCAAGGTTAAAGAGGATGACCGTTTCCTCGCCCCGCACCACGCCGTTGAACCAGACGGGTGCCTTGACCTCGCCGTTCTCCCGGAACTTTTGGAGGAACACCTCGGTATGGGGCGTGTATCCCGTCAGCGCCGGTCCTTCTTGGAGCATCAGGTCGGTAAAATAAATCGTGCCGGAGCAGTCCGTGATGGTAGGCTTCACGGTAACGCTCACGACACGCATATCCTGTTTCCGGTTAATGACCTCCGCCAGCCGGATAAAAGCGACCTTACCCATCCAGCGTCCACTTCATCTCACAGGGATGGCCTACCCATCCCGTGGCCACCGCCCCTGCCTGCAGGAGGATGTCCGTGATATAAAGTATCCCGGCGCAGTTGGTGACGCACACCCGCACCGTGATGGACTTGACCCTGGCGGAGTAGTTCTCCGGCGTGATTTTGGCGGAGGTGGATGATAAGTATGCCATTTCGTCCTCCTTCCATCAGTACAGGTCAATGAATCTTGATTCCGTACTGCCGTCCTCATACTCAATGACCACTTCAATGCCCACCTGGGCGTCATCGCTCAGCTTCTCCAGATTTTCCGAGCCGATCTGCGCCGACAGGGTGTAACTGGAGCGGTTGGCGGGATAAACGGTCTGGGAGAGGCTTTTGGTCATGCCCGCCACGCCCTCCGCTTTAAAGGAAGCCGTGCCGGATGCGCCGTTTTCGCTGTCTGCCTCAAAGCCGGAGCTGACCCAATAGGCCAGCCCGTCATCAGCGCGGGAGTTCCGCAGCAGGTTGAAGGGGACCATTTCCCGGATATCATTGTTGGATACCATGCTGGTGCCTTCCAGCGAGTCAGCCGCGTTGTCCCACTCGCTGGCGGAACTGCCCAGGTTCTTCAGCGTGGTGGAAAGCTCCAGCACCGTGTTCCACGGCTCCTGCAGATTGTACTCCCGGCGGACGATGCGGGTGGTCACCGAAAGCCCCAGTTCCTTATCCTCCACACGGACATAATCCCCAAGCTCCCAGGCTTCATGCTCGTAGCCTGTCAGCACGGATAAGTCCATCGCATTCAGCACGTAGGAGATGGTAGGCTTTGCGTAATCCGCCAGCCGCATTTCGGCGTATTCCTTCATCTGATAGGGGTTTGTGAAGGAGGAGCAGTCCAGGGTGGAGATGCGCACCTCATTTGTGTAGGTGAAGTCCTCCACATAGGCTTTTCCGCCGTTGATGTCGGCAAAGGTCATCCCTTCCGCACCCACAGCGTAGAGCCTTGTCACAAGCTCCCTGGTATCCACCACACGCTGGATGGATTTCATGTTTTTCCTGTAGGCAAACAGCGCGCCGCTGTCCCTGCCGTTTACCGTCAGCAGATGCACCAGACGGTTGGGGCAGTCAAAAACCAGATCGCCGCCGTGGAGGTCTGCTGTATTTCTGAGGATGGACAGGGCATTCTTTTCCGTACTGGTCCAGGTGCGCTTTGTCCGTACCGTCACCGTCCCAACGCTCCACTCGGTTCCCTCTAAGGCGTAGGCCATCGCCGTTTCCGGGTATTCCGCTTCAAAGGTGCGCTCTTCCTTGCGGACAGAGAATGTCAGGTCATAGAACTCCGCCTCCGCATACACCTCGGTCACGGCGCTGCCATCCGCATCCCTGGTATCAGTGACCGTCCTGACCTTGTACACATCGTCCACGATCTGGATCTTCTTCTCGCTGTCGATATACCCACGCTTGCCATCCCGGTAAGGAATCTTAAAGGAGAGGGTGTCCTCGCCGTTGATCTCGCCTGTGACAATGATGTCGTAGGCATTCTCCAGTACCGCCTCCCATGCGCCGTTCCCGTCCAGCACTACCGGCCTTGCGTAGCCGATCTTCTCATAGGGGGCTTTTGGAATGTCGTAGAGCCGGATATCGATGAGCTTTGGCGTCCGGGAAGTATCGGAAGTCGTGAGCGTTACCCGGAAACGGATGTATGCCCGGTTGGGAGAAGTCAGCCGCCCGTCTGCGGGGACTGCCGCCCAATCGCTCCAATCGGTAAGGTCGTCACTGGTTGATGTCTCCACAAGGGAAACCGATGTTGTGCCGGAAATATACTCGCTGGTCACAGACACACGTCCCGTGCCGGAGAGGTTGCACTCAGCCGCCGCTGTGGTCAGCACGCCCTCAGACGGGTACACACCACTTGATGCCCGGAGCGTGACTGCTCCCGGCTCAGTGATACCGTCTACGCTCCCGGAGGTATCCCCGGCATTTGTCATCAGGGAGGAGCGAAAATAATCCATCAAATCCTCTGCGGTAAGCTGGGTATCGCAGTCTAAAAACCAGTCGTCCAATCCACCTGCGTACCAATAGGAATCGGCGTGCATTCCAAGGATCAGATCCGCTGTGCAGGAGCGGTTCAGTTCCCCGGTAAAGGTGAAAACCTCCGATGCCCACACAGTGCCGCTTTCACGGTCGCCCACCACATACTGTGCCGTCTTGTTATCCGGCTCGATCAGGCAGGCGATAAAGTACCAGCCGCCGTTTACCAGGGAGAAGGGCGGCGTGACCGTTTCATCCAGAATCAGGGAGCCGGTATTGTCATAGAGCATGACCCTCGGCCTGCCTCGGAAAAGGGAGAGGTAGAAGATTGGCTGGCCGGGACCGTATCTTGTGTTGAAGATCGGACAGTAGGTGTTTCCCACAGAATAGGTGGTGGGGTTCATCCAGCCGCCGCAGAGGATACGCCCTCCAAGCTCTGCGAAAATGCTGCCGTCATTGGCGACCTTCAGATAGGTCTGCTCTGTGGCAGGATTATTGATGTTAAAACGAAAGTAATTGCCTTTCTGCCCACTCCGCATAGATGCGGTGGTGCCGCTCCAGTTGTTAATAAAAGCAGGTCTTCCCGCACCGGAGGAATCCAGAAGATTGTTGTTTTCATCGGGAGCGGATTCATTCATCCGCCACAGGCCGTCCTTTGCCCACTCGACCGGGAACTCGCCTGTGAAGTCTGTCTGTTGATTCAGTATTGTCTTTAGCGCCATCGCCGCTCACCTCCATCTGCTCCTTGCCTGTATTTCAAGCCCCGTAAACACAGCGTTTGACACTGCCACGGAGACAGTATTGTCGCCCACAGAAAGCGTGGGAAAATTCAGTTCTTCCAGATACGGCAGCCCGTTTCGCACCGTGACGCCGTTTTCATCCTCTACATAGGCGGTCATGCGGTCGGTATCCACCACCAGCGTTTCGCCCGCCGCAAGGGTGGCGTTAACGATCTTTAATTCCTGCCCGTTGGTCGTAATACTGATATGGTTTCCCACCCCGGAGGTAATTTCTCCCTCAATGCGGTAGATGGGATTCGACTCCATGTTCCCGGTATGCCGGGTTATGGTATGACTGCCCTCCGCCGTGATAGAGAAGGTTTCATCCTCGATGGCGTAGCCAAAGGGGTCAGGGCAGAAAAAGGTCAGCTCAAAGCTGCCGGAGGAGCGCAGGAGCCGTTCGCACTCCGCCGCAGCGTTCAGTCTTGCCATGAAATACCGGTCCGGCACATCATCCAGAATCAGCTGCTTTAAGCCGCCCACCGGGTCAAGCCACGCCGCAATGTCATCCAGCGTGGAAACCAGGGCGGGAAAGCTGTGCCTTGGAAAGATGCTGCAGGACACCACGATCTCCCGGTAGTCAAAGTCCGCTCCGAAGTCGGTAACGCCATACTTTCCAGGAACGGTCGTGGTAAAGTTGCGGAGCCGTCCGCTGACCTGCCAGGAGGTCAGCCTTGCTTTCAGCCCCATGCTCTTTGAAGTAATGTCATTGTATGAAAAGCCCATAGACTGCACCCCCTTTAAGCTGTACTAAATCTTCCCTGGGCGCGGGAGCCGGTCTGGATCAGGTTGTAAAGTTCCTGGGAAATCCTGCGGATGTCATCCTCGCTGCGGACGATCATCTGCTGGATGGTGATGAGGGCCCCGAAGGAAGAACCCCCGCTGCCCATGCCGCCGGCTGCGGAGCGGAGCGTCCCGCCCGCGTCAAAGACAAAGTTAGAGGGAACTGCGGACTGCATATCCGCCGCCAGCCCGTTCATCACGCCCAGGATGCCGTTGTTTAAGTCCTCTGCGGCGCTGACCGCTTCGCCGGCGCTGTCCTCGATGCCGCCGGCAAGGCCCCTGCCCAGCATCTCGCCCACCCAGGCCATTTCCTTCGAGGGCGAGTTGATGCCAAAGAAGCTGCAGATCCCGTCCCAGATGCCGGAAATCCAGCCGGAAACCTTGTCCCAGATCCATCCGGCAAGGCTCTGGATGCCCTGCCACAGGCCCTGCACGATGTTCTTGCCGATGTTGACGATCTGCCCCATTGAGGAAGTAAAGGCGTTCACAATACCCGCGATGATCTGCGGCACCGCCTTTACAATCTCCACGATGATGGCGGGCAGGTTCTGGATCAGCGACACGAACAGCTGCACGCCCGCCTGGATGATCTGCGGGATGCTGTTTAAGATGGCGTTCACCAGCGAGGAAATAATCTGCGGGATTGCCCCTACAATAGTGGTAATGATGGTCGGCAGGTTTTGGATCAGGGAAATCAGCAGATTCACGCCGGCGTCGATGATCTGAGGGATGCTGCCAAGGATCGCCGTTACCAGCCCATCAATGATCTGGGGGATCGCCGCCACAATGGCCGTGATGATTTCCGGCAGCGCGGAAACCAGCGAGGTCAACAGCTGTATCCCGGCGTTGATGATCTGGGGAATCGCCCCCACGATAAACTCCACGATCGCCGTAATGATGGCGGGCAGGGCCGCGATCAGGACCGGGATGGCATCCAGCAGCCCCTGGGCCAGCCCCATGATCAGCTGCAGCGCCGCGTCCAGGATCATCGGGAGATTTTCGATCAAGGTCTGTACAATCTGGGTAACCACCAGGACAATCTGGGGAATCAGGGTGGGGACCGCCGCCGCGATGCCCTGGGCCAGCGTGACGATGATCTGCGCCGCGCCTTCCATCACAGCCGGAAGGCTCTGGATGATGCCGGAAAGCAGCGAGGTCAGCATCTGCATCCCGGTGTTTACAAACTGCGGCAGCATGGAAACCGCCGTGTTCACCAGCCCCGTAATGGCCCCGGCAAAGGCTTCATCCGCCCCGTCCACGCCGTTGACCATGTCGGTAAAGGCGGAGATGACTTCCGAAATTGCCGGGAGGAACTCCGCCCGGAGGCTGTTCTTCACATGGGAGATGGTCTCCCCAAGCCCCGCCAGGGTCTCGTCCATCTGGGCCT